TTATGCTAACCTTTGTGTTAGCTCTTACCCTTTCAAGCTGTGGGTATGATGGTGGGTTTAGATATCCATGTCAAGACCCAGCGAACTGGGAAACAGCCGAATGCAAGCCACCAGTTTGCACAGCTTCACAGATTTGCCCATCCGATTTAGTTAAACTAGATGAAACAGGAAGTACAAATGAGTAGAACTCGATACACTCCCGCTGAGCTAGACGCCCGATTAAAGTTTTTACTTGGCGCTATCCTCGGTTTGATTTTATTTTTTACAGCATTCGGCATCTTGTATGGCCTACTGTTCGTAACACAGCCCATTGGCGCTCAGTCAGAGAATGACAAGATGTTCTTCAATGTTCTTGGAAGCATCGCTACCTTTATCACAGGAACCCTTGCAGGTATCTTAATCGGTAAGAGCGGCGCTGAGGAGGTTGCTTCTATGGGTAACGCAGCAGGAGAGTCTTCTTCTGAGCCTGCACCTGCCCCAACAGAGCCAGAACCTACAGGTAAGCCAGAAGGACAAGTTCCAGATGAGCAGCCAGTTGATTTAGATTGGGACAAAGACTAATGGCAGACCAAGGCACAGTCGCTCGCCTTATTGAGGTTGCTAAGGCAGAGCTTGGAACAATCGAAGGTCCTAAGGACAACGAGACAAAGTACGGCGCATTTACCAAAGCCAACTTTCAACCATGGTGCGGAAGTTTCGTAATGTGGTGCGCAAATCAGGCTGGCGTAAAGGTACCTAACACCGTTTACACACCAGGTGGAGCTGCAGCATTTAAAAAGGCTGGGGCATGGATTGATGCAGACATTGCTGACCCAGAACCAGGGGATATCGCGTATTTTGATTTCCCCGCAGACGGTGTCGATAGAATTTCTCACGTAGGAATTGTTATCAAGGACAACGGAGATGGGACAGTAGTCTGCATTGAAGGAAACACAAGCCCAGATAAGAAGGGCTCACAGCGTAACGGCGGACAGGTTTCACAGAAGGTTCGCGGTTTTAAAAAGAACAAGAAGGGCGAAATGATCTCAATCGTGGGATTTGGTCGCCCAAAGTTCAAAGGCGCTGCATCTGCAGCTCCTGCAGAAGTAAAGACTTGCGTCACCTGTGGGCAGGTTCTTAAGTAGTTGATGTCCAATAGCGATCGCATACAGCGCTGGACTTGCGCTATATGCGGTCGCATTTGGGTTGTACCCACTTTAGCCCGTGACTGTGAAGAAAAGCATCTAGAATCATAGTATGCGCGGATCAACAGAGCTCTCAAACCTTTCGGCGATTGGTTCCGCCATCTCAAAAACCCAAAGGTCATTGTTTCCTAAGGGAAAACCACAAAGCCCAAAGAAAAAAGCTAAGCAAGAACTAAAAAAGTCTTCCGGCAAGTCTTCTGGAAAAGCACCAGCCTCTGAAAAAACAAAGATTATTAAGCCAGACCATCCGGCTAAAAAGAAACCAGAGTCAGTTAACAGGTCAACAAGCCAGCAGTTTCTTGGTTATGGTGATACCTCTCACCTTCCAGCAACACGTTTGGACTAACATCTATGCCAAAAATAGATCGTCTATCTGATCCAGTTGCTGAAGCGGCTAAGTTTAGTGCTAAAGGTATTAAAGGCGCTAGAAGCAGAGAGTTCCGGGATGCGTTAACTCGCGTTGAGCAGGTTTTACCAGGCGCTAGGACTAACGTTCTACATTGGGAGGGTTCAACTGGCTCGAAATAAAGCTTTCAAAGAAGCGGCCCCAAAACCTTTAGTTGTAAAAGACTCTAGATTTGGCATCCGCCGCATGTTTATTAACAGCCAAGAGCGCCCTCGTATTGGAACTTACGCAAAACCTGGTCGTGGCCCTAACGGAGAGCACCAAAACTAATTAATTAAGCGGTACACTTTTATCGCTACTTTGAAAGGAACACCATGCCAGCGTCGTATCCTACCTCGATTCGAGTTTTTACTACAAAGACCAACGTCACAGACGTTATCGACGCTTCCCACCCAAACTCAGTTCAAGAAGAAGTAGTCGCTATCCAATCTACTCTTGGCGCTTCCCCACAGGTTTCTACCGCTCCTTCACCAAGCGGTACCTTTACAGCCACCTCTACATCTTTTGCTAGCGTTAATGCTCGTTTAGGAAACATTGAAACTGGCGTTGTTGCAGATTCTCACAGTCAATACATTAGAAAAGCTGGAGATACTGGAAACGTTATTACTCCTGCGTCAGGAAGCACCAAAGGTTTAGTAATAAAAGCTAATGCTAGCCAATCAGCTGCTTTGGAAGAATGGCAAAATAGCAGTGGAACCGCTCTAGCATCTATTAGTTCAACAGGAGCATTTAGCGCAACTTCCGTAGCTGTTACTGGAGGAACCTCATCACAGTTCCTAAAAGCAAACGGCACTGTAGATTCATCTACTTACTTAACGTCAGGGTCTTTAGGGTCTTACCTAACAACCTCTACAGCCGCTTCAACATACCAGCTTAAGTTCACAGTTAACACTACTGCAAAAACCTCAGCTTATACTTTAGCGACCTCTGATTACGAGTCTTTAATTCAGATGAACGGCGCTTTTGCTTTTACCATTAATACAGCATTAAGCGGGGCTCCAGTCGGAACTCAGATTCATTTACTGGCTTTAACAACTGGAGTTAGCGTAACTGCTAGCGGAGTAACACTAAACGGAACACCTGGATTGAAACTACGTGCGGCATACTCATCAGCTACTTTGATCTGCCTCGGCACTAACAATTGGGTGTTAATCGGCGATTTGAGCGCCTAATGCCAATTCCAGGTAATACCTCTTCAGAAGGTAAAAAGCCAACCACGCCTACCATAGGTTCTGCTACTGCAGGTACTCAGAGCGCATCAGTAGCTTTTACTCCTTCTACCTACATTGGTAAGGGGACTATTACCTACACGGCTATCTCAAGTCCAGGTGGAATAACTGGAACAAGCTCTTCGTCACCAATTACAGTGTCGTCATTAACAGCGGGAACTTCTTACACATTTACTGTAGTTGGAAATACAAACTATGGAGTTAGCTCTGACGCTTCTGGTTCATCTAATCCGGTTATTCCTGTAGCACCCCCAGTAATTATCGCTGCCCCAGTTATTATTGCTGAACCAGTAATTATTATTGCTGAACCAGTAATTATTATTGCTGAGCCACCAGTAATTATTATTGCTGAACCACCAGTAATTATTATTGCTGAACCACCTGTAATTATTATTGCTGAACCACCTGTAATTATCGCTGAACCTATTATTGCAACCTGTATTCCTACACCTGCTGACTTCTGCGGATCTCTTGGTGGAGGTACCTATGTACTAACTCTTGATGGATACAAGACGGTTAATAACCTATCTGTGGGCGATGAGCTACTGTCTCTTGATATCTCTGAAATCCCTACATTTGGACCTGACTTTGATCTCACAACTTGGGCTTCAGAACAGTTTACAAATAATGGAGTTGTCTCTACCACGGTTACAGGTATTAGCACTCGAGAAGTTGACCGACACATGCTTGTTAACGGTGATTGGTTCTCTGAGAGCCACTACATCTTGGCTAGAAAAGATGGGGTCCACTCATTCGTAATAGCTGCTGATATGGATGAAACCTATGAGGTTTATAACTACCAGACAGACGATTGGTCACCAGTAGTCAGCGTTATACCTATGAACGTGCCTATGACTGTGTACTCGATTAACTGTGAGCCGTATGATATATTCTTCACTGAAAACATGCTGGTATACAACCTAAGAGAGTTTTACTAAAGAATGGAGTAGGCCGTGGCTAGTCTTATAACGTTTGTTCCTAAGACTAAGCACACAATCTCCTACGCCCCTCTACCTGAACCTGCGGTTAAGATGGTTCCTGAATGGTATAAAGACCACGACAGGTATACCACTGACTCTGTTGAGTACAACCGTGCAGAGGGAACCACTAATAAAACCATAAAAAGCTGCATGGCAATCTTTGATTCCATCACAGCTGGTTATATCTTAAAGTTTCCTGTAGACGTTATGATCGATGCCACTGGTAAGCGTATTGTTTATAGCCACGCCAATAATGAAGAAAAAGACATTGTCTCTATGCATTCTCCAGAGCAGGTAAAAGGGTTCCCATTTAGTAGGGATACCTACATGGACGAGGTGTTTAGGATCAACCCTCAGTGGGCAGTTAAAACCGAAGAAGGCGTTAGCTGTATGTTTATCCACCCAATGTTTCATGAGAATCTGCCATTTAGAGTAATAAACGGCGTAGTGGACACTGATAATTTTATGTCAGATGGGTTTTTCTCCATGATTATTGAGCGCGGGTTTAAGGGAGTTATTAAACAAGGCACCCCATTTGTACAGGTGATACCGTTTAGGCGCGAAGAGTACGAGTTAGTAATTCCAGAGTTCTCAGAATATGAAGATGAAGCTATCGGCCAGCGTTATGTGGTTAGGTCTACTTTTGAAAATGGTTATAAGAAGAACATGTGGCAGCGAAAGAAGTACCAGTGAAAAAGTACTACTTATACACATGTTACTGCGGACCCCAGATAACTAGGTTAGACGCAGAGCGCGGTAAGCATAATGGTTATATATACGAAAACTGCCCTGCCATAACGGCACCAGCTCTAAACCACACCTTTGAAGATCTGACTGACTACCGAGTCCCCACCATAGTCAAAAACCTTGAAAATATTAAAAACCTATTTAAGTCCTATGGTTTTAACAGAGCTCACCTAATCGGCAGCTTTGTTCAAAACCAAACTAAGCGCAGTAGCGATATTGACTTTGCTGCCGACATCACCCTAGACAACGCTCATCTAAAAGCGCCATTAGTACGGGACCTACAAGTGCTGCTAGGCAACGCTTGTGATGTAACAGCGTACAAAACCCTATATGCTTTCCCACATAACGTGTTTGATAAGGCAAGCATACTTATATTTGAGGAGGCGCAGTGAGCGAAGAGGTTTACCCATGGCACTTGCTGGATCCTAAGTATGAACGCTCAAATGATGAAGTGTTTCGCTCACGCCTAGATACCTGTCTAGACTGTGATCGCCTTATAAAGCTAACAAAGCAGTGCAAAATGTGTGGATGCATAATGCCTTTAAAGGCTAAGCTTAAAGACGCTACGTGTCCCTTAGGAAAGTGGCAAGAATGAAAATAAAAGAACCGATGCTTTTAAAGAACTTGTTAAGTCCTGAAGACTTTCAGGTACTTCAAGACCATGTTAAAAATATAGATAAATCCACTACAAGGTTTTACGATGGGTACAATAGATACGAGTGGACAGCGACCCCAGAGCTAAACGCAATTCATGAAAAGCTACTGCCAGTAGCTAGGCAGTATTTTGAGAGCGATACTCTTCTACCGTCGTTTAACTTCGCATCTTGGTATTTTGGCGATGCCTCTTTAGAGCATCATACTGATATAAATGCATGCACTTACAGTATAGACCTTGCGGTGTACGCTACCCAAGATTGGGATCTATATGTAGAAGGGGTTCCATACACGCTTAAAGAGAACGATGCTCTCTTGTACTACGGAGAAAAACAAGAGCATTGGCGGGAGCCACTTGTAAACCCAGACAATAACGTTGTTTGCAATGTATTTTTCTTCTATGTAGAGCCAGATCACTGGTTTCATACAGTTGATAAAAAAGAGCACCACGATATACGAGTTAAGAACTCTATTGGTACAGTTCAAGACCTTCTAAGGAAAGCGAAGTTAAAAAATGGAAGTTGAAAGCCTATGCGATGACAACGTACGTATTTATCGCAATTTCTTAAGTAAAGACGAGTCAGAGCTACTGACTAAGTGGTTCAGGGAGTTTAATTACAAAGACCTGCCGCAACACGCTTTTAAGTTCTGGGATCAAAGACTAATGACACCTAGCATAACTACAACCTACCCAGGGTTTGAAAGTTCATTTTCTGAAATTATTCACCTTGACCGTGAATTAAAGGTTCGTCTAAAAGCTGCGCTAAACATGGTTGAAGAAGCTCCTTGGACCCCTAGTTCTATTAACTACATTAAGATGTGGAAAGATTCAAACCCTATGAATACTGATTGGGGAAATGGCCTTGAAATGTTCTACCATGTAGACAACCAAGACCAAATGGTTCAGCCTATTTTTTGGGGCATGGTTATCTACCCAAATGATGACTATGAGGGTGGAGAAATTGAGTACCCTGAATATAAGTTTAAATACAAGCCAGAAGCAGGGTCTATGGTTATGCACGAGGGTTACACCCGCCATGGAGTACGTAAGGTTAAGTCTGGTGATAGGTTTTGTTTGGCCTCTCTAACAACAAAAGAGGGTGTTTGGAATCCTGACCCAAAACCCGCCCCTACAAACCGACCAGAAGACCCTTGGTACTATCCAGCAGGTTATAACGGTGTTCGTATGCCAAGTGACCCTATTCAAGGGACTATCTCTATACCACGCCCAGACGGTTCTTTAGCGCCTTTTAAAGACTACGCTGAAGCCTCAAAAGGAGACACCGCTGATGGAAGTCACAAGCCTGGAGACACTAAAAAGATTAAGTAGGCACGCTCACTAAGTTTACTCTTAAAGAGTAAACTTAGTGTATGTCTCCACATCACTTTGCTAGGCTCAATAAGAACCGCAAGATCTCAGAGTCAGAGCTGGCTGTAGAAGAAAAAGTTGAGCAGGCTCTAAAACATGCTGTAGCGATTATTGCTGCACCCATAAGAGCTGCTGTGGGTAAAAAGAGCCCAATTGACCGTGACAAGCCTTAGATCGTCTTAGATACTGGTTATGCACCCCGATCAGGTGCTTTAACTACTCTAGAGAAAAGGTAAATAATGTCAAGCTACAATTCACCGCTTCCGGTGGGTTCACCAGAGGGAACAGGCGCAGCTCAACTAGCTATCGCAGAGACTCTTGGCGGAACTAACAACAACGGTAACGCTACCGATTCAGCAGGAAACGTAAAAGTAGATTTCGTATGGGGCAACTACCCTATGCAGCCAAACGACGTTCGTACAGAAGAAGCTGCTGGAAACTTCGGCGGAACAACCGGTACAGACGAGGTCGTATATGAAACTGCTGTAGTAACAGCCGCCTCTGCTACAGGTGGCGTAGTAACTTACACAGCTAACAACGCGTTTAGCGTTGGCCAGACTGTAACAATCACTGGTCTTTCAACATCAGCTTTTAACCTAACAAACGTTCTTATTACAGCACTTGTTGGGACAGAAGGCGCAGCAACAGGTTTCACAGTTACAAACGCAGCTACAGGATCCGCTGTTACAGGCGCTACAGCTCTAGCTAAGGGTGTAGTCGGACGTTTCCCAGGAGTAGGAGCAGACTACAACTGGTCAGCAACTACTAAGGTAGCTGGAGCCCGTCTAGATGCAGCTCTTGACAACCACGCAGTAGCAGAAGCTGAGTGGAACAACTACCCAGCATTCACTCCAGGAGCTGGTAACTACATGGTTACAGCAGCTTCAGGTGACGGCACAACTGTTACATACACATCACAGAACCGTCTTGCAGCAGGAGACGTTGTAAACATCACTGGCCTTACAGCTTCAGCTTACAACCTATCTTCAGCAACTGTTGCTTCAGCAGATGCTCTTAAGTTCACAGTAACTAACTCAGCTAACGCTGGTGAAATTACAGGACAGTGGTACGGCAAGGTTCAATCAACTACAGCTCTAACAGCAGCAGATGGCGCTGGAATTGGCTACATCGTAGTACCTAGCGTACTTGGTGAGACAACAGCCCTAGCACTTGACGAGCTTAAGGACGCTGGTTACGAAACAGCTAACATCACTACAGCAACCGCTGCTACAAACACCCTTACAGATATCACTCGCTTTAACGCTACAAGCGCTACAGTAGCTGTTATCTACGCAACAAATGCTCACACCAACTATCTAACAGGTACTAAGGTCACAGTTGTTGCAGGAACACCAGCTGGCGAAGCGCCAGTAAATCTTCCAGCATACGCACTAGGTACATGGACAGTCACAGGAACTGCAAGCTCAGGTCAGATCACAGTATCTGGTTCTGGCTTTACAGTTGCAGACACAACAGGTATCAATGCAGCCGATACTCTTGCTGGTGCAGCTGGAACAATCAAGACTCAAAGCACAGCAGCTGGAGCTTCTTCAGTTTCAACTACAGCAACAATCACAATCACACCTTGGGCAGCAGCTACAGCCTAATATCAAAGCAAGTAAAAAGCCCCCGGCTATTAGCCGGGGGCTTTTTGCTTTAAGCTCCTACTTTTAAGCGTCTTCGTTTTCGGGACATTCGCAAGCGTTCACTGTCTGTAGTGCCGCCCCAGATACCGACTTCATTATTATCTAGAGCCCACTCTAAGCATTCATGAACGAACTTGCATGAACTGCATATGGGTTTAGCTATTGCCTTTAACCTTAAAGTTTCGCCCGGATCTTCGGGGAAGAAAAGGTTTGTGTCGAGTTGTCTACACGGTTGTGTGCCATCGAAATAAGGTGCCCGAATGTCTTCCATATGTTAATTTAGTGCGAACTTTTCAAGGAACGCTTCATACCTTTCTCCATTGTTTTGGCCGGGATAGATTTTCCACGCTGACCAGTTCTTTCCACCGGCAGTCATGAAGTACGCAATCTTTGCGTTAGTGACGGGATCAAATAGATCCTCGTTTGTTTTTAGGTCGAACTTCTCTCTACGAGCAGGTCCCAGGTCACCAATCATGTTGATCTGGTAAATGCCGTACGAGTTGTCCCCCGTATTCACATTAGTGTTGTGCGCTAAAGGACGTCCGTTCGACTCCTTCATAGCCACTGCCCAAGCAGTCCTGAGGGCCTTTCCCTCAAAGCCAACTGCTTGTAGGAGTTTCTTTAGCTCAGCTTCATCAAGCTTACGAGCGTTCTTAAACTCCTCTAGCGGGTCAACAACCTTAACAACTGCTTGGGGCGCTGGAGCTTCCCAAACTGTTGCCGCAAGAGCGTGTGGCACAGTGCCAAACGCAATTGTGTAGATTGCAACAACCGCCACTTTTGCTATGTTTTCTCTGATATTAAGCATTTCTGCTCCTCTCAGTCGGACTACTAGCCAACCAAAGAGTTACAGTGCTTGTCAAGTTAAAACTATTAAAAGTGAATTTTTTATTTTTCTGCATTTTATGCGTACAAATGTTGCATTTCCTTATTTAATATGTTATACAACAAATAACAGTGCTCATTATATGGACAACCATTCTGTGCTAGTCTTTTCCTTGACATTTCTACAGAATGGGTACGCACGTGTCACCAAGTGATAAAATCACTATCGCTTTATTTTTACTCGCTCAAACCGGCGCAGCTATTAAGTACATACTGCGTCTTGAAAAGCGTCTTGACAAAATTGAGTATCAGCTGTATGAAAACGGCGGAGGTTCTATGAAAGATCAGATGAACGACACCCGCGCAGACTTAACCGATCTTAAGACCGACTTTTTGGTACTTAAGGCTAAACTAGGTGAATAACCACTAAGGAGAACAATGAACAAAGCACTGATTGAATCCTACGCTCGCAACCTGTTTGGTCAGGTTATCGGCGCAGTAATGATTGTTATGCAAACCAGCGGAGCAGCAACCCCACTTGACTTCGGTTCAGGTGAGTGGCTACTAGTAGCTAATGCTCTATGGGCATCTTTGGTTCCAGTAGCTCTTCGCTACGTAAACAAGATGGACCCAGCCTTTGGTCGAGTAGCGGAGTCTCTAGCTACTGAAGCTGGCAAGAAGCTTGCTAAGGAAGCGGCTAAGGCTAAAAAGAAGTAATAAAGACACAGCACTGGGGGCGGGTTAACTACCCGCCCTTTTTGCTTTATGGGCTAGAATAATATCCGAACTAGGAGATAAAATGATTAAATGCGTAAACTGCCCAGCAGATGCTATTTATACTGTTGCGGATCCAGGAGCAAACCCACTTGACTATTGCGCTGAATGCTTGCCTACTTGGCTACGAGCACGAGCATCAACCGGACACTTCCCATTAGCAGAGGCCCCAAAGGCAAAGAAAAAAGCAGCGGCTCCGGTAGAAGAATCTACTGTTGAGGAAGAAGCCCCTGCGGATGAGAGTAACTAGAAAAGCTGCTGTACAAATCCACGCGGTTCCTGACCACGTCATGGATCCAGTAGGTCCGTTTCCTAGAGAGTTATTTAGGGAACCTGACATTGTGGATGACTACATACCGCAATACAGCGAAGACGGCGGGGACTTCCCAATGGGGGCTACCGCACAAAATAACTATAAGCCAATCCGCGTTTTGCGATGTGGCACTTGTTTAGCAAGAGTTCCTGAGAACAAAACAGAAGAACATGTCTGTGAGGATGCCGATGCCTAAGAATGACCCTAAGGGGCAAAGCTTTAGACAGCAACAGCAAAAGCAACGAGAAGACCAAGCAAACCGCATCCTCAATCTTTCCATGCGCATGCAAGAAGCGCTTGATATGGCCACGACTTGGGAAAAAATGACCCCAGTTGAAGCCCAACCTACATATAAAAGAGCTAACGCTCCCACAACTAATTCTGCAAGGCCTCGCGCACGAAAGATTGCGTATAGCCCAGAAGAAATGCGCTTGATTGTTGTTTTTAGAGATGGCACCTGGTGGGAGTACCGCGATATACCCTCTAACTTTTGGACTGGGTTAAAAGCCAGTGACTCGACAGGAAAGTATCTAAGCGGTTCCGGACTAGATGGCCATGACGACATGGGCCCATGCAACCCTGACTCACTTCCGGAAGAAATTAGGGTATTCTTAAACTCCTAATGAGAACACTTGGACCACTATACGTTGGAACACTGCAGTACTACCATCGCCACTTATTGCCGGTAGTAGAAATCGGCCATACCCAAGAAACCGAAATACCGTTTCGCTTTGGGCGTTGTTTGGTATTTAGAATTCCTTTTACAAAGCCTGGATATTACATTGGCGTGTTTTTTAAGACCGTCAAAGACCCTCACCTTTTAACAGATGAGGATGTCGACTTAATCATGATGAAAGCTATGAAAGGCCGAACAGCCTGGACCCCAAACGATGGGCTATACAATGACACTTTTTAAGAAGAAAGCGCCCTGGGTTAAACCTTTCCCAGAAAAGGTTGCAAAACGAGTTTCTCGCATTCCAACTGGAGAGCTAGAGATGTGGGCTGACCAAGCACTATTTGAATTAGGCCGATGTTTATCTGCGTACTCCAAGAATCGTGATGAAGTATCTTTGCGAGAAGCTTTAGCCGGTGCTGAAGCACTTCATGCAGTTGTAGATGCTCTGAACGCTCGCATGACACGCGTAAACTTGTGATAGGATTACGCCACCTCTTACTTCCTCTCCCCGTGTAGTAGGTAACATCTAGCCTGGGTATAACAGCCCAGGCTAAGTGTTTTCTACTAAACTAACCTTAATATGGAAAACAACTTGTTTGATGAACTAGACGAAGACGATCTCCTACCCGAAGAGGACGAGGAGCTGGTTCCGTCTGAGGACGACGAAGATGATTTAGATGAGCTCTCTAAAGAGTTCGTAAAAATGCTCGTTGATAGGTGCATTCAATTTATGAGCGCATTAGTTGGCCATGACCTGCACCCCTACCAACTACCTCTTGCTAGACGAGTAATTGAATCTGTGATTATTAATGACGGCGAAGAGGTAACTGCTCTTGCTGCTCGTCAGTCAGGCAAGTCGGAAACTATTGCTAATACAGTAGCCACACTTATGGTTCTTTTACCACGCTTAGCAAAGATGTACCCAGACCTACTAGGCCGTTTTAAAGACGGTATCTGGATCGGTATGTTTGCCCCAGTTGAAGGTCAGGTAGAAACACTCTTTGGTCGTACAGTAAATCGACTTACCTCTGAGCGTGCCCTAGAGATTTTGGGAGACCCAGAGATCGATGACTCCCTAGGAAAAGTCCCTGGAGTTACACGACAAATTAAGCTCAAGAACTCAGGCAGTAGCCTAATGATGATGACTGCTAACCCTCGCGCAAAGATTGAATCTAAGTCTTTTCACCTTATCGTTATTGACGAGTGCCAAGAGGCAGACGACTTTGTTGTATCTAAGTCAATCTCTCCAATGCTTGCATACTACTCAGGAACCATGGTTAAGACCGGTACTCCTACTACAAGCAAGAACAATTTTTATCGCAGTATCCAATTAAACAAGCGCCGTCAAACTGGGCGCGGTAATCGCCAGAACCACTTCGAATGGGATTGGCGTGACGTAGCAAAGGTCAACCTGAATTACGGCAAGTTCATTAAGAAAGAAATGCTGCGTATCGGCGAGGACTCAGACGAGTTCCAAATGTCATACAGTTGTAAGTGGCTGCTTGAGCGCGGTATGTTCATTACTTCTACAGTTATGGACGAGCTCGGTGACACCTCACAAGAAACTGTTAAAGCTTGGCATAGAACTCCAGTGGTAGTAGGAATTGACCCCGCTCGTAAAATGGACTCAACAGTTGTTACAGTTGTATGGGTTGACTGGGATCGACCTGATGAGTTTGGGTATTTTGACCACCGCATTCTTAACTGGATGGAAATCCAAGGCGATGACTGGGAAGATCAGTACTTTCAAATTGTTAACTTCTTAAATAACTACGATGTACTAGCTGTGGGTGTAGATGCCAACGGTGTAGGTGACGCAGTAGCCCAGCGACTTAAGCTTTTGCTTCCAAGAGCAGAGGTTCATGCTATAGGCAGTAGCCAGCCTGAACAATCTAAGCGTTGGAAACACCTTAAAGCTCTAATTGATCGCCGTATGGTTGGCTGGCCTGCACATGCAAAAACTCGCAGACTTCGTACTTGGAAGCGGTTTTATCAACAGATGACTGACTTAGAAACCAAGTTTACCGGACCTAACTTTTTAGCCCATGCCCCGGAAGAAGCCCATGCCCACGATGACTACGCGGATAGCCTAGCTATTGCTGTGTCTTTAACTATGGACCTAACCATGCCGCAGGTAGAAGTTTCCAGCTCCCCCTTCTTTTCTAGATAATTGCCACTTTAGCCTGACTTGCACCAAAATACGTAGCACACTTTATCTGAGGTACCTCAACCTAAATTTAGGAGTTTATATGTCAATCGCACCATCACCAAAGTTTCCAGAAAAAGCTGGAAATATGTATGACCGCAAAATGGCTGGTGCCACACCAGGCCAGCGCGGACCACTTCGTTTCGAAGAGGGCGTAGCAACAGATACCGACGTTCCAGCTCAGTTTACAAACGGAGCTATGCAAGGCTACGAGCCAGCACCAGGACGTCCAAACCGTAACAAGCCAGTGCACACAAAGACTGCAGAAGAGACAATGCGTGAACGCGCACACGTTGGTTCAGCAGCTTGGGTGGAAGCACCAAACAACTTGTCTGAGTTTTCAGCAGGCGCTTTCGCTAACCATGGCGAAAACACATTTGAGCGTGAGTTCCGTTCAGGAGCACGCCAGCAAGCGTTAAACCCAGCAGTAGTAGAAGACTAATCAAGTTCCTACCCCCGTTCAGATCGACAAGGCTGGCGGGGGTAGGTCTTCTAGTGTTTAGGAATTCATTGTGGCGTTAAATACAGGTCAAGAAGTACAAAAGGGTCCAAAGCGTAACCCCGCTAACCCAAAACTTTGGAACATGCTCACTGCTCAGGCACGAGCTAAGTTCACTACATACCCGTCACCTGCAGCTGCACACTGGGTTCATTCTCGTTACGTTCAAATGGGTGGAAACTTTGTAGATTCAAAGAAAGAGATTGATCCACGCTTTAGAGATTACGATCATGAAAAGCGTGAAAAAGAAGAAAAAGAACGGAAAGCAAAAGTTACAAAGCCAATTGGCAAGGGTAACATCCGCGGCGAACGTCAACGCGGTTAATAAATTTTCCCAGTTTTTGTGGTAGCCTTTGGGCATGCTAAGTAAGGTGGTTAAGTGAGCGGTATTGATTTTTCGCCTCCGAGTTATCGAGCGGCGTCTTCCGACTTAACCATCTCAATTTCCCCGCTTGGCCTTGTTGAGCTTGCGGATGAAGAATTTGAAGTACACGGCCCTCGTTTAAATCGCTACTCTCTTAACTGGGCTATGTACCTAGGCCATCACTATTCATACCGCCGTCAAACTGGCGAAACGCAATTAGTTCTTAACTACTTCCGCGCATTCACAGACTTTTTAATTAACTTTACATTTGGTAAAGGCGTTAGCTTTAGATCGCCAAAAGAGACAGAAGCTATTGTTCCAGACCTACTTGAGCGCGTATGGGAAGTAGATAACAACAAAGCTACAGTTCTTTGGGAGATCGGACAGCAGGGAAGCGTTTCTGGCGACTGCTTTATTAAGGTTGCCTATGAAGAGGCTTGGGCAGATGCCGCGGGACGTCAGCATCCAGGTCGAGTTCGCATCCTGCCTCTTAACTCATCTTTTGCATTTCCAGAGTTCCACCCCCACGACCGCGAGCGCTTAATTCGTTTTAAGCTCAAGTATCGTTTCTGGGGAACATCTCTTGAAGGCACACGTCAGGTATTCACTTACACAGAAATCCTTACAGATGACATCATTGAAGAGTACATCAACGACGAACTTATTGACTCTCGTCCTAACCCGCTTGGCACTATTCCCGTTATTCATATTCCAAATGTTCGCATCTCTGGTTCTCCTTGGGGTCTTGCTGATTGCCATGACATTACTAACATTAATCGCGCTTACAATGAAACTGCTACGGATGTTTCTGACATCGTTAACTACCACGCCGCGCCAGTCACAGTTATCATCGGTGCAAAGGCTTCTCAGCTTGAAAAAGGTGCTAATAAAGTCTGGGGCGGACTACCAAAAGACGCAAAGGTAGAAAACCTAGAAGGCGGTTCGCAAGGACTAAAGGGTGCTATGGAATTCATGGCACTTCTTAAGAAGTCTATGCACGAAATGATTGGTATTCCTGAGACCGCTCTCGGTCAAGCACAGCCAATCTCTAACACCTCTGGTGTTGCACTCTCTATTCAGTTCCAGCCATTGATGGCCCGTTACCACCAAAAGATTATTCAGTACGCACGTGGCCTTGAGCGCGTTAATGAGCTAATCCTTCTTAGCCTTGCTATTAAAGAGCCAGAAGTATTGATTTGGGACCCTGCTACAAACGTTAAGCTAAAAAGAGGTCAGCTAGATCGCCTGGATCCACAAGACCCGCTTACATACCAGTCTTATGTACATTTCCCACAGCCACTGCCTCTAGATAAGTTAATCGCGCTTAACGAGATCCAGTCCAAGCTTTCACTTGGTATCGAATCTAAAGAAGGCGCTCTTCGTACTCTTGGAGAAGAGTTCCCAGCAGAGAAACTCAACGAAATCCGTCAAGAGCTTATGGACGACGCTGTTGCGGATGGCGCACTTAAGCTCATGCAGGTTCAAATTGAGCAAGAAATTGCTGAGTTAACTGGAACTATGCCTAACCCAGAAACTGCTGGTAAGCCAGGTGTTCCTGGTGAAACTGGGGCAGCGCTGCCAGCAATGATGCCTCCAACAATGGATGAAGCTCTGCAAGTTGCAGACATGGGAGAAGCCGACCTCCGCAATAAGTTGGTAACTGAAGCTTATGGAACCGTTCTCCCACAGAGGCGTAATCCAGAAGAGTATGAAAAATAAAAGCGATTTACGCTGACAATTTCATACTAAAAGGAAAGAATAAAGATACATACGTTAGGTCATATGTGCTACGGGCTTCGGCTCATTCGGAAAACGACCCAGAGAACACAAAGGATGTACGATGGAAACTGCAGAAAACATGGCAGCAGCCTTTGCAGGCGAAGCCGGAACAGCTCCAGTTGTAAACGTGTCGGGCGTTGACGCTCCGGCTGTTACTACTGCGAACACTACTAATTCAACAGCTGTAAACCTTAATAAGTTTTACACAGATGAAGATTTAGCAAAGGTTCGCTCTCAGGAGAAGGAGAAGCTATACCCTCAGATTGAATCTCTGAAGGAAGAGCTTGCTTCTATTAAGAAAGAAAAAGAAGAGGAAAACGCTCGTCGTGCTGATGCTGAAAGAGCAGAAGCAGAACGTCTCAAGGCTTTAGAAGAAGGAGAGTTGTCCGCTAAGGACCTCCTACTAAAGAAAGAGGGCGAGTGGAAGGAGCAGTTGGAACGTGAGCGCCAAGAACGTGAACGTGCCTTCGCTCTTCTGGAGCGCGAAAAGACTTTTGCAGATTTGCAGGCGTACCGCCAGCAAACGCTTGAATCTGAGCGCGAAGCTATCATTCCTGAACTTCTCGATTTAGTTAGCGGAAACACCCGCGAAGA